GCTGGCGTGGTGGTGGCAATGCCGCCCACATTAAATGCCTTAACGCCGTTAACAGTGTGCTGTGGCACGCCATTAACACAAGCCCACAAAATAAGGCCGCGTGCGCTAACAACGCCAGCTTTATTGGGTTGCATGGCACGCCACATAGCACCGCCACCAAACAATGTGCCGTTGGCTAATGCGGCTGGTGCTAATTGCAAGCCCACATTGCCAAGGCCGTTGGTTTTAATAAAGGCCGCCATAGCCGCCACACTAATTGGTGTGTTAACACCGTTTGCACCGTTAAAAGCCTGTGCCGCTTGTTTAGTAGTTTTAACCATTGTAAACCCCTTGGTTAAGTGTTGTGCGGTGGCGTTATTGCCCCGCCCCTATTTTATGCCATAGGTTAAATAGGTTTGTAAACCCCTTTTTTACAATGCCAGCAAAATAATTAATAATGCCGCCACCGAGCCAAATACTACGATAACCATTAGCGCAACCTGACAAGGCCGATACCGCCCCAAATAAAACTTAAAAGGCCGATACCAAATACCATGTAGGCAATGTGCTTATGTGTATGGATATCGGTGCTGGCCAGCATAAGCATAAGGCCGGACAAGGTGACCAAAAATAAGGTGACCAGTATGAACCACGGTGTTTGACTTTGCATTGTTAGCTCCTTTGCTAGTGTTTATGGGTTTACATTGCCAGCCGCCACGGTGTCCCGCCAGCGTTAAATTGTCACTGTGACAGCCTTGGATAAGTGACGAGCAGCTCGATGACTTCCACTGATATCTTGACCCCTGAGAATTTTTGAGTATACATATTCATGTATACCGAGATCGTCATCGTTCTTCGTAAAATAAGGTCAATCAATCTATCTATCTTATATGCTCCTGTTTACCCGCAGGGGGATCGTCATCCTCACTCCTTGTCAATCAGGGAATCAATCCAATAAAAAAGGGCGACCAGCGCGGTCGCCCTTAGTGGGAGATGTCAGGCGTTATGCCGGAATGACATAAAGCTCCACGAAGTTTTTGCCCCATGTCGCTTTAGCCGAGGCTGACTGTCCGCCGTTAAGCGCGTCCAGCAAAGCATGGAAGCGACGCGCCTTAATGGAGCGGTGAGCCATGTCCACGTCCTGCAGGGTGACCGTTTCCTTGCCGGAGTTGATCAACTGCCAAACGACCTTACCGCGCAGGACCGACTTAGGTGACCCGTCTGCGTCATACAAGGTGCGCTTGCTTTCAAAGGGAAACGGCTGTTCCGCCTTTGGGTCAACATCGGCAACAATGCGAACGCCGACATTATTGGGATTGCCTCCAGCGTATTCCTGGACAAAGTTGAAAATGTCCTGGGCAGTGACGCCTTCGCGCTTGCGCTCCTCAGGCAGGGCATTGATACCTGCAAAAGTGATTTCCTGAGGGGCGACTTTTTTAGCAACTGATTTTGCCATGATAAGTTCCTTTCTACGAACTTGCGAGTCAAGCACCATTGCTTGCTACCCTTATAGAGTAGCAAATTGACCTTCCTATGTAAACCCCTAAATTGTCATAATGAACAAGAAAGATATCGGCGGGTAGAACGGCAGAAGTCCATGGACCTCTCACGACTTCACACGATTTCAACCGCGATGGACGACGAACGAGGAGCCACTGATCACTCTTCATCGCTCTTCATCAATCTATCGAGGACCTCTGCCCATCCATCTTTATCTCTCGGCCAAGGCATCAATCCATCCCAAGTTGGATCATTCTCCATCAATCTCTTTGCGAGGTTTCGTCCATCCATAAATAATAGGGTCTGGGACAAAGGATGATGAACCAAGTTCCAAACGCATCCACCAACATCAGTTCTTGAGGTCTGCCAAGCGATTTGATGTGGACGCCATTTAGGGAACTTCTTGTCAGACTTTGTCGTAAGAACCTTTAACTCTACCCAGAAGTCCTTGCCATTCAAGCAACCGTTGAGATCAGGCACTCCTGGGCTTGCCCATGACTCCATCCTTACCCAATGGACTCCAGTGTGGCGTGTTCCGTCCCGTAGGGCTTTCCATAATTTAGACTCAGGTTTCGGTGTTGGCATTTGGATGAACTTCTATTTCTGTGAAGTCGGCGTCTACAGGCTCTGTTGCCTGAACCAGTTGCGGGAACTCTTCTTGGATGCGGCGTATTTCTAGCATAACCTCATCACGATTCATTTGATCTATTTTACCCATGAGGATTTCTTTGCGGTCAATGTAAAGTCCGGCGGCTTGGCCTCGTGACTTTTCAGCCGTGACTGCGGCGGCGTAGTTTCCATTCTGCAGGGCTTGGTCGCGTATCTCAGCGAGCTTCTTAACATGGCTTTCAAAACTGACTTCATACTTTTGCTGAAGTTCTACTTTGATTTCGCGCACCCTTTCCAAAACTTGGGGGTAGTCGCGTCCATTCAACATACGGCTGGCGATGGCGTGTGCGTTAGACTCTGCGTAGCCAGCACGAAGGGCGGCTTCGGTTTGTGTGACCTCTTCAGTTGCATAAATCATTGCAAACTTTTCCTGCATCGGGGTGAGGCCAGTTTCCACCCGAGGGTTCGCAACGACGTCTAGTTTATTCTTATGTGTAACTTTCGCTTTCGGCATAACAACAGTCTACTTTTCTATAATAGAACCTACAATAGAAATCGACTCTTTTCAAAAAGTGCAATCTCCAGACTCGCGTAGGGGCTCAAAGTTTATACCTCACTATCGATTTAATCACAATAACCCTTTGAAATATAATGATAGCCAGATATCGTATATTGTAATATCGGATCGATCACTTCACCTCCGATTTCATTTTGGTTACTATTTAGAAAAGTGGAAGAATATCGATGGTCGGAGATCCATGGACGTTGCCGCGTGGATGAAAGGCCACCATTTTGTGATGATGGCCTTTGTTGATTAGATGAGTAGCAGTGCTATGGTGAGGATGATAAATGCTTCCATGATTACCACCAGCAGTGATAGATGACTTTTTGCCCTTCAGCCAGAGCTTCTTTGGCGGCTTTGATAAAGGCTTCGTCGTCATCGTGGTAGAGGTCCATTCTTTCTACTTGTTGTTCGTGGCCGTAGAAGAAGTGACCATTGCTGTGGTTTTGACCGTAGGAGTTTTGCCAAGCTCTTTCTAATTTGTTTATGTCGTTTTGAGTGAGCTCCATATCTTGGCAGTTGAGTTCCAGTTTACCACGACCAGTTTTTTCCACCCATATTTCCTCCATAAAGTCTTGGAGCCGACTGTGCTTGCGCCAGTAGAAGTCTTGCTCGGCGATTTTAGCGGTGAAGGAATTACCTTGGTCATCGGTGCGTTGTTCTTCGCGCGGATTAATGAAAGCGTATTGATCAAGTCCCATTGTTACCTCCGTTAGTTAGATGGGTTAGTTTCAACAAGTTCGGCTTCGCCGTATTCCACGCACTCGTTACAAGCGGTGGCTTCGTCACCGAAGAGGTCGACGAGGAATTCGCACTCCTCGCAACCGTCAACGGGTTTCGCATAAAATGTTTTGGACATAGCAACCTCCTACATACCCATTTCGGCTTCGGCACGATGCCAAGCGCGTTCTTCAGCGATAGGTGCAATCACCTCGCGGCATTTGCGAAGCGCACCCTCTAATGTAGATGCGCGGCCAATAAGAGCGGCAAGCTCGTTATCGGTGTAGCATTCTACGATGATATCCCAAGCATCTTCAGCGTAGTGCTGAGTGGCGTAGGATTTAACTTGGTTGAGCAATGATGTCATTGTTACCTCCGTTGGTTGATCACTGCCGCATTGCGGCCATAACCTATAATAAGGTGTGACTTTTTTGGAAGGTGTATTATTTGTTCGTCTTGACAATTTTGTTACCAGTCGGTGCAGAGCAGGACGATGAGTATAAATATCACACCTAGAAGACCAAGTATTATCATCGTAAATGAAACCCCACAATGCGGAGCTCATTGGGATCAATGAAATGCACCCAGCCCTCAGTCCAATCATCTTTTGTATATGGCTCCCAATCCGCGCTACGGTCACGGTTGAGTTCAAACAACATATCACTGAGCGACCATACAAACTGTCGCCCAGCACCATCTTGAAGAATGTAACATGGTTCTTGCATATTCTACCTCCGTTAAAGAAAAGTGGGTGGGGGGCATTATCCCCCACCCGATTGAGTTATGCGGCGAGGTCTTCGCCGACCTTGCTGATGTAATCTAAGATAATGGTGCGCTCGGTCTCGCTATCTTCACCGTAAGCGTATCTTATAAGGAAGGTGTGCAGGATGTCATTATCATCAAGCATTGCATCAATGAACATATAATGGGAATCGTAACCTGTTTCACTTGGAACAGGTATATGGGTGACTACCATAAACCGCGTGTCAATTACATCAACGGACACTACATTTTCAACCAGCACAGGGTCACTTTGGAAACGCCCCTGCATCGCCGACTGCACTTGTTGTAAGAACTTAGTAGCCATTGCTACCTCCTTTGGTTGAATCGTAGCCACCATTGGCTACCCCTATATAATAAGGTGTGAGGGTTTGGGAGGTTGGTCTTTTACTTCGCGATGACAAAAAAGGCGGTCGCCGAAACGACCGCCAGTTAAGGGAGGAAATATATGTTTGCGTAAGTCTTCTTACTTGATCATCGTTACGCATCTTATCCAATCCTGCAAGCATCAATTTTGAAGACCAAGATTAGTGGTTGTTTCCAATATCTTATCAGTGAGCCGCCGTGCTCGCTCGGCCGTCACTTCATCAATCCAGACTTCAATCTCGTCTGGCTCCATCGCTAAATGTGCTAATTTCGTAGCGCAAGTGCGAGCATCAATCTCACCTTCGATGAATTGGTGTTGGACTTCTTCCTGCTGGTCCATCAGCCATGCTTTGACTTTACCCATGATCAACCTCTCAATCCGTAAAGTAAATTGTGTAGGTCCGCTGGTTTACTTTTATCCAACTTCAACCTGTAACCATCCCAATCATAATAGCCGTGGATGGTGGGCATCTTGCCAGATGCCCCTTTGATTACCACCACTTCCCTGATTTGTGTTTCATCGTGATGTTCAAATAATTTTGCATCAAATGCTTTACGCAGATACCGAGCAACGTCGGAGATCCGTGGGTATATGGGCGTCAGCCATTGACCGTGACTGCCGTGCATATAGATTTGTGCGCTGTATCGTGCCATATCAATACTCCTGCGGTAGTAACATCGTGCCATCAATGAGGTAGAATTTCCACTCCCCATCAAACGCATCGGTATAATCAACTTTGCGTTGCCAAAGAATATTACCGTTGCCATCATCGGCAGTAATAAGTGCCTTGCCGTCTTCAACAATAAGTTTAACAACGATGAACTCTTCATTGAGATCATTGATCGATGTTGCAACAATATCTAAAAACCAGTAGGCTCCACCGCCGCAGTTATCAATAAAGAACTGCACACCGTTCGTATACACCATCGGCTTGGTAAGGGGAAGGTCATAACGGCGCAGATAATCTGCACCGCTGAAATGAGCGAGTTGTGTTGCAAACTCGGCTGGTGAAAGTGTTTCAGTATTCATTGTTTAATCCTCCAGTGGTTCGACTGTGACAAGCAACATTTCTTCTTCGTGCATATCGCTAAGTTCTTTTTCGCTGATAGGGTAGGGTGAATGGTCAACCCGCCATTGAACGAAATTTTCTACAGATTCGTTAACGAAATCGTCTGCTTCGCTAAAAGTATCAAAAATCTGAACGGTTGGATTAGGATCCAGACTGTCAGCAGAGATGGTTACTTTATACTTCATTGTTACCTCCTATTGGAACAGAGTGTCGTACTCATGGGTTGAAAGGAAGTGGGAAAAGTTGCTATCGACAATATCTTGCCATTTAGCCCACTCATCCAGGAAAGTTTGAGCATCATCGCCCTGTATAAAGAACGACCACCCAGACTCATAATGTTTAACAGTAATACTGTCAAACTCTTGTTTGAGGCTGTAGCCACCGATAACCATAATAGACTCCTTTCTGCGAGTTAAGGTTATAGTTTAATATTAAAGTGTGAGTGCTTGAAAGCAAACACTAAATGCTCAAAGATAAAAAAGGGTGTTCCATGGATTTACAGGCAATGATTTAAGGCAGACACTGCTTTAACAATCTACACTGTCAACAAAATGGGCGAACAACTCCCTTGAGGGAAACAGTGTTTCGGCATCCATGGCCTTGTGTTCCATAGGAGAGCCCCTTTAGCAGAGGATCACTATGTTGGACGAGGACAAACCCTTTGCTCCCCGCCGCTGAAAGGAGTTTAGTCTGCCCCCTCCAATCCTAACGAATATCGCATGATAGCAATTCCTGGGTCTTTCGGCCACGGCATAATACTCAGGTTATTGCCATCGATCACCCAGACTTGTTTATGGGTATTCTTAAAACAAATGCGAGCGTGTAGGTTATCTTTAATACCTAATGCTTGGACTTCAACAGCGGTTGGACTCATCCAATCACAACTTACGATAGTCTCAAGAATGCTCGGATTGCGTTCCAGATCTTGTCTGTCCATTTATTCCTCCTCGGTGTCGAAGTCGCCATGTGTAGGGAAATCAATTTCCCGCTCAGGGATACCCCAATCTTTGCGGTCTTCTTCGTTTTCATACCCATAACGATACTCCTCAATTTGAGCTGGCGTCATATCCTCAGCACCTACCCGATCACTTTGGTAAGTATGACCAGTGTAATAGTGCGGTTCAAAACCGCGACCATAATAAGCATCAGCACCGCCACGATCCTGTGGGCTACCATGACGCGGTAGCCCATCAGTTACAATATTAGGCTTGGAGAGATTGGTCATTGGTCACCCCTCCGTTTTGCATAATGTGTTCTTCAACGAACAGCATAGCCTCCTGATGCACATCCGGATGCCGTGCTTTCACATAAGTGCGGAAGCACGATACCTCAGCATACAGCCGAGCCAGTGCATAGAGGTCCAATGCTAATCCCTGAACATCATCACCAACTTTGGTGAAGTGATCCATTGCGTTTGTTTCATCAATCATGGCAAGCTCCTTTCTGTAAACTAAATGCCATATTTAATAATAGCGGTTTACACCTCTTTGGCAAGTCTTTTTGCTTCACGCTTGGCAATGGCCAAGACGCGTTGCCGAGTAATGCCGTAACGCTCACCAATGCTCTGAAGCGTTTCATTGAGGTTATACCGCCTATGCCATATATCATGATTCCGTTCGGCTTGTATGGGCGAACCAGAGGGATTGCCCACCCTACCATCAGGGATATCTAGGTTATATCGCATAGACCATACCCGAGCAGTTTGGTATGAGTATCCTAACCGCTCGGCAAAGTCTTTCCAGCTGGTGGATTGTGCGGCTATGTCGCGTATCCACTGCTCTTTATTTTCCATCCTGCGCCTCCCAATATCCATCCGATCTATCATAGGGATGTTTTGGAGTGGTTGAATCACCTGAGCGAACCTTGGAGGAGGTACGCTCTTTTGGTGTTTCATGGAAAGATTCCATGTAATTATACATCGTAGATAGAGATGAAAATACGATGGGTTTTTTCAGCATTGGTCCATCCAATACCCACATCCGGGACAAAGAGTCTTCAACTTCATAAACTTCCCAAACAGGCTTCATGAGAACCACCGTTTGATGCGCTCCCACAGGCTCGGCTGAGCCTGTTCTTCATGCTTCTGCGCTTTGTTATTGAACTGATCGACATGAATTATTGTCGGTTCGTAAGCGGCCTGAGTCTGGTAAAGAATGTAGGAAACCTGATTCATGGTCAGTTTATGTTTCTTAGCAATCTCTTTGAGCTTCATGCCCTTCGCTTTATCGGTGCGGACTTTCAGCTTTTTAGATTCAGTGAACAGTGTTTTACGAGCCATTTTCTTCTCTCCTTACTTTTATGATTTTCTCAGCTCTGACCCTACCCTGTGGGGTGATCTGGTAGTAGAAGGGTGCTACATTACCGATGCGTTTTAAATCACCCCTTGTAGCCATTGCGTAGAGTAATTTGGCTGGGTCTTCCACAGGCAGATCGTTAAAGTCTTTGGCGGACATGGAGGCTTCTGTCTGGTAAAACCTGACAAGCATATCGGCCGAAGACCCTACCGAAATAATCCTAGTAAATGAAGGTTTAGGCTTCATTTTAATCGGAGGGGGCGTATCCTCAACCACAGGGGTTGTATCAATATGCGTCCCACTATTTTTAATGAGCCATTTGATTTGCATTCCAACAGTACGGCACTCTTCCTCAGCCATGCGGGTGAGGATGTTGTAAGTTTGGATGTCAATCGCTACTGATTTGTGAGTATTTGTGTCCATGTTCTTTCTCCTATGCACACAGGTCTGCTACGAATTCAGGGATAGGCCGACACTCCCACTCAAAGAGGTGTTGCTTTTCCCCACGGTAATAGTCACGATATGCCGTGACTACATCATGATGGTGATACTCCTTGGGCATAGCCTGAGGGAATTTAGTAAACCCTCGGGCTGTGAGGTTTGGTGGAGCACACCGTAAACTAAAGAAGATATGTTCAGAGCCATGTGGTTTACCACGGCGATACCTGAACTCTTTGAATAATTGGAAACCAAGGTTCCATGTCATACGGTAGTTTTCTACCGTCTGTGCCGCCCAAATCGTGCATGGGTGATGCTGATGGTTAGGCATATACGGACCTTCGGTATTGTTGAGCCAATACGCAGTAGAGAGTATTTGCGTAGTCTCAAGCGGCATCTTAGTAATATGGTCTTTGCAGTGCATACGAGCGCACTCCTCAAGATCCATGGACAGCCAAAACAGGTTCATGGCAGTTTGTCCTCCGCAATGGGTAGGCTGACCGTGAGCTGGCGATTAGGTGGCTGGCAAACAGCGTAGACCAAAACCCTGCGGTTAGGCGACTCGCGCTTGATATCGCGGTAAACTTTAGCGCATATATTAAGGTCGGAGTATTTGGTGGTGAGATAATGGGCTCTGCCAAAAAACTCTGTAATTGTGTAATGCACGATGTAACGAAACATATCGTCTTCGTACTGTTGCCATGCACTGTATTCCATAGGTCATCCTTTCTACAATTAACCTATGTAAACTATAGTATATTAGTTAACAGAATGTTAGCCCCTAATTTATCTTTTTACTCATACACTAAGGTTGTGGTGGATAAGCACTTTATTCACAGGGGCGAAGTCAGGAAGGTCAGAAAACTTTTTGTAAAGATAATTGATGCCAGTGTGCATGACTGTTTTCATCTGCTCACTTCCTTCCGAATGGCGATGGGAATAGAGCACGAGTTCAAGCATATCGGCCATTTTAAGTCTGTTCTTTTCATCTGGCGAAAGCATAAAATTCAATCCAAGGTCGTCCATTACCTTTTTCTCTGCTCTTTCAAAGGCTTGCATCACTTCAGGGAATGCCCATTTCGCAGTAGCGGGGATATCACCTAAGACAATTTCAGGCACATCATGGTACAGAGCCGCCATAATCAATTGTTTAGAACTATCTGGCCATAATTGGTCAATCAAAATGCTTACTGCGTATGAATGTGCTCCCACTGTTTGCCTCTCTGCTTGCATTGGAACAGTATGGTAGCGCAGTAAAAACTGTGCATCCCATGCTGTCATCAATGTTTTAATGTTGGTTGTTGTCTTGCATCGGCGTTCCGCCATCCTTTACTCCTCTTGCCCAAGGTTTATCGCTAAATGTTTTCTTGGCTTCACCCCAACTCGGACCGAACTCCGCATCTACAACGCTGGGGATTTGCATATTCACACAGGTTTCCATAACACCCTGTATCTTCTTACCTGTTTCTGGGTCACCTACTGATATATCCAATTCATCATGTACTTGTATCAGGGGTGTAATACCTTCTTCGTACAAGGCTACCATCGCCGCTTTAGTTTGGTCAGCGGCACTGCCCTGTATCAATCTATTTAAGGCTTTGTAAGTAAACGCTCTTTTGATAGCAGGACCATGCTCGGCATAAGCATCTTGGTAAGATTGTGGCTTGAATGTGCCATAGGCATTTGGCTCCCACTTATCAAAACGACACTTGCGTCCAAGTAGGGTGCGTATCACACCTTTGTTAGAGGCGCGGTTGATCACATAATCAGCCAACTGTTGCACAAAGGGGACTTTGCCGTGGTACTCAGCAAACAACTCTTTGGCATCTTCAAACTCCAGCCCCAACTGCTCAGCCAGTTTGTTCTTACCCATACCGTAGAACAATCCAAGGTTGATATCTTTGGCTTGCTTGCGTGGCACTCCCACAATATCAGCCGCCATTTGGTGAAAGTCTGTATTAGCATCAATATTGTATTGGTCAGCAAAGTCTTGTGCGCCTTGCAGTTTGAGTAGGCTGGCGTAGTGAACAACGAGCCGTGGTTCTTGGCTACTATAATCAAATGCCCCCCATACTTCACCCTCTTCAGGTAAGAACAGGCCACGAATCATTGGACCAATCTCAGCGTTCCGTGCTGGCACTTGCTGTAGATTAGGGTTGCTGTAACTGAAGCGGCCTGTAACTGTGCCACCATCATCACTCCTCAGGCTGTGTGCTTCAGCATGGATGCGACCATTGTGCTGGTGCTTGAGTATAGTGTCGATAAATGTGGTTCGTGCTTTATTCAGCTCTCGAGCTCGAACCACGGCCTTTGGCAAGTCATGGGCATGGTTAGCCAGAAAGTTTTTAGTGAAGCTCGGTGCGCCACTCTTGGGCGTTTTAGGGTATCGCAACCCCTGAGCATCGAAAGATTTAGCAATACTCGCCGCCGCCCAAATATCAATGTCTTGCCCACCGACAGAAGCAAGCACTTTTTGTTCTTCCGATTGCAGATACTCTTTTAACTGCTCGGCTTTTTCAAGGTCTACACGCACACCCTTCTTACGCATAGCAAAGACGACTTTTAGCACTTTAAGTTCTAA